GAAAACCTCAAAAGTGGGTTTATTAAGCCTAACGCTTCAATCAAACAGCCAAACCTTATCGGAAGGCAGCGATTACAGCGTGAATTTGCAAACAGGGGAAATTACCTTGAAAGCAATGCACGAAGGCTTAAAAGCCACTTATACCTATGCCGACCCTGAAAAAGTGACGGAAGCCGACATCAAAGGCGGGATTGATTCAGCGACGGGCAAACGCAAAGGCTTTGAATTATTGCGTGATGGTTTCAACCTTTACGGTGCCGATGCCAAAATTTTAATCTGTCCAGAGTTCGACAAAACTGCAAGCTGTGCCGCCGCATTGGCAACATTAGCCGAACAGTTAAAAGCGGTGGCGTATGTGCAACTGCCAAAAGGCACATCACTTTCTAAAGCGATTCAAGGGCGTGGTCCTCTCGGTACGTTAAACGCCTCGGCAAGCTCTGAACGTGTTCGCCACTTCTTCCCTTATGCGTTAGGCTCTAGCAATACGCTTGAAAGTTTAGCGGTGCACGCAGCAGGCTTGCGGATGAAAACCGATACCGACAACGGCTACTGGTTCTCCACTTCAAACCGTCAGTTACAAGGCGTGATTGGAATGGAAGTGCCATTGACTGCTCGTGTGGACGATGAACAATCAGAAACTAACCTGCTTAACGCAGTAGGTATTACCACAATTTTTAACAGCTTCGGTACAGGTTTCCGCTTATGGGGTAACCGTTCGTCAAACTATCCAACCGTGACGCACATTATCAATTTTGAAACAGCGTTACGCACAGGAGATTTAATTGATGAAAGTATTCGCCGCACCGAGTTGCAATTTATCGACCGCCCGATTGATGATGCGTTGATTGACAGCCTATTGGAAACGGTAGACACCTATTTGCGAGCCTTGCCGTCAATCGTAGGTTATAGTGTCAGCCTTGACTACGACACTGACTTAGTCGATGAATTTAGTAAAGGTCACGTGCCGTTAGTCTATGACTACACGCCCAAATTGCCAGCGGAATTGATTGGCAATAAATCGGTGATGACCCGTAAATACCTTGTGAACTTGGTGTCACAACGCTAGAAGGAGAAAACAATGAGTACAGTGATTCACCAAATTGTGAACGCCAATACCTATATGGACGGCAACTCCCTTTTAGGGAAAGCCAAAGAGTTTAAATTGCCCGACCTTGAGTTTGAATTTATTGAACATAAAGGTTTGGGGTTACACGGCACGGTAAAATTGCCTGCAGGTTTAAATGCGATGGAGGGCGAAGTGATTTGGGATAGTTTCTATCCTGAAGTGCGAGCCAAAGCCTACAACCCATACAAAAATGTGCAGTTGATGACCCGCTCAAACGTGCAGGTGTTTGACTCCCGTGGGCTTGCGGCGGAAGAAGCGTTAGTGACCATTATGAACGTGGCATTTAACAAAACCACAGGTGGGAGCTTGAAAAATAAAGAGGCGACGGAACATTCCGATACTTTCCAAATTTATTCCATCAAGCAAACCCTTGCAGGTAAAGAAGTCCTCTTTGTGGACGTGCTTGCCAACATCTACCGCGTAAACGGTCAAGATGTATTGCAAAAATACCGCACCAATATTGGGCAGTAATTCTTTAAAGCAGTTTAAACGACCTTTAAAGCCCATTTAAGTAAACTCCTTTGTGAAAGTTAAACAATCTCACAAAGGAGTTTTTTATGGCTAACGCTGCGACCACTTTAATGAATAATTTCCGTTCATACAAAACCTATACCCTCAAATACCCTGTTGCGACACCTGACGGTAGCACAATTACCGAAGTCACTCTTCGTCGCTTAAAAGGTTCAGACCAAGCGGCTTATGAATCACAAGATTTTAATGCCGAAAAAGACGGCTATAAAATCACGAAGTTTTTCTTGACCCGTTTATCAAATTTAATTCCTGAAGATATTGATGAATTTGACCAAGCTGACCTTCAAGCTCTTGGCAAATTGATTACTGATTTGGTTACGGAGGGAAAGTCCGAAGACTAAGCGAGCTTGATGAAGTTTTTGCAGATCTCGCTTGGTGGTTTGGTTTTTCACCAAGCGAGCTAATGGAGATGGATTTTGTGGATATTCCAAAATGGATTGAACAGATGAATCGACAGGTTAAAGCTGGCTATGGGCAGATTTTACGGTAAAGCCAAATGAAAGGCTCACTTAATAAAGAGAAAATAACAGCTCCCCCCCAAGATAGATAAACGCCAATCCAAGCAAAAATGGCAAGAAGTAATGCATAAATCAGAGCAATACCCAAGCCTTTACCTACGCTTTCGATTGATTGCATAGCATCTATCCAATAAATGACACTCCAACTAATTAACCCCACCGCTAATAGTATTTTAGCGGTGTATTCAGTTCTTTCTGTATAGGCGTTAAAGCCTTTCCAATTCATAAAACGGGTATTTAATTTGCTAAGCATAACATCCTCCCCTTCTTCTTTCCCAATTTTACGCAAGGACTTAAACAATGGCAAATAATTTAGCAATCGGTTTAGTTATTGGTGCATCTTTGGCTGGCAGTTTTAAAAGTTCATTTGCTGGTGTCAATGGTGCCTTAGATAAACTTGGGCAAGCCGTTGCCAAAAATCAAAAGATACATTCTCAATTTTCGACTAAACTCAACGGACTTCGAAGCAAGCAAGCAGCTCTTTATGCCGAAATGAGCCGTGCCAGCTCAAAAGGTGGCGTGGGGCTGGCTTTAATGAAAGCTGAATATGACAAACTCGGCAAAGCCATTAGTCAAGTTAGTCGCCAGCAACGTGAATTTAGCAAAGAATTAAACCGTTCTTTAAAGGCTCAACAAAAGCTACAAGGGGCGGTTTCAGGTTATGAAAACGCCAAAAATAAACGTGATGAGTTGAAAGGTAAAGCACTTGGCACGCTTGCCTCTGCTACTGTGGGTGTTGGTGTAATGAAAACCTATATGCAGCAAGAAGAAGCGGCAAATAGCCTGAAAATTTCAATGATGAAGGCTGATGGCACATTCGGCAAATTTAATGAAATTGGCAAAATTGCCGACCAACTTGGCACGGATTTACCAGGAACGCGTCAAGATTTCTACAAACTTGCCAAAGCGATGAAAATGCAAGGGGTATCAGATGACACCTTAATTAACGGTGGCTTAAAAACATCGGCAAAACTCAACGTATTGCTTGAAATGGATCAGGAGCAAGGTGGTGAGTTCTTTTCCAAGATGATGGAATCACACGGTTTATCTGAAGCCGAGCTTGGCGCTTCTGCAGATGACCTACAGCGTGCAATGTTCGCTGCGGGTATGAAAAAAGACGATATGTATGGGGCAATGACCTACTACGCTTCTAATATTCGTTCAATGAAATTAACAGGGCAAGAAAATTCGCAGAAAATCTTTGCGATTGAGGGGCTTGCGGCTCAACAAGGTTTAGAGGGTACGTCGTTTGGTACAAACTTTTCAACAATGCTTGACCGAATGAGCAAAGGTCCTCAAATGATTGCTGAAGCCAAAAAAGGAATGAAAGCGGAAGCAAGAGATATTCTTGAAAAAAGTGGCGTGAAGTTTGACTTCTGGGATAAAAAAGGCAATTTCAAAGGCATTGATGGAATGGTCAAGGAGCTTGAAAAACTGCAAAAAATTCGTGCTAAATTTGGTGACCAAGCCGCACAAGATGTGGCAGATGCGATGTTTGGCACAGAAGGTAAGCGTGTCGCCTTGCTATTAGGCGAAAAAGGAACAGCAGGCTTACAAGATTTCTTGCAAAAGATGAAAGACCAAGCCAGCCTTGAAGAACGTGTCGCCCAAAAAACGAAAACGCTTGGTTCAGCCCTCGAAAGTTTAGGCGGTGCATGGGAAAGTGCGGTCGGTAATGTAGGTTCTGTTTTTGCTGATGATATTAAAAGTTTTTCAAAATCCTTACAAGAAGCCGTGGAATGGTTCACACCGTTTATTTCTCAACACAAGCAAGCCGTAAAATTTGTACTGGGTTTAGTCGCTGGGTTCGTTGCATTGCGTGGTGTTTTACAAGTTGGTTCATTTGCCATTCAGACTGTCACAATGGCGATGAATGCCCTAAAAATTGCCACAATGACCAATCCTATCGGGCTGATTATCGGCGCCATCGCACTTGGTGCTTTTTTGATTTATCAATACTGGGAGCCCATTTCGGCGTGGTTTAGCGAAAAATGGTCGACTATATCAGGCATTTTTTCTTCAGCTTGGAATAGTATCAGCTACTATTGTTCAGAAGTGTGGGCAAGTATCACGGCATTTTTTGGTTCAGGCATTGGCAACATCACAGCCACCATTCTCAACTGGTCGCCATTGGGTTTATTCCAGCAAGTATTTTCTACCGTGTTGTCGTGGTTTGGTATTGATATGCCAGCCAAGTTTACCGAATTTGGTTCTAACCTTATCAACGGCTTAGTCAATGGTATTCGCAATACGTGGGACGGTGCGAAAGAATGGGTGATCGGTTTAGGTAAATCTATCAAGGGTTGGTTTACAGGCGAGATGGAAATCCACAGCCCAAGCCGTGTATTCAAAGGTTATGGGCAGAACATTGTAGAAGGTTTGGCAATCGGTATGGATAAAGCCGAACCTCTCGCTCGTGATGCCAGCAAAAATCTCTCAAGTGCGGTTAAATTCGAGCCGGCTTTAAACGGCATTGAAACCGCCTTTAAACCCATTTTAAACGAGAAAAAAGGCTTTTTCGGTTCGCTGTGGGATGATATTAAGTTTGGAGCGAATTTTGTCGGCAATCTGTTGGGTATCAATCAGCCTGTGGATTACCGCACGCCTGATTTTAATCCAAACTCAAGCGGTCAAAATCCGTCAATCTTTCACGATTATCAGCCTTTAAACCGAAATGCGGTGACAAATAACGAAACCAACCAGCACAACGGCATTATGGTGAATTTTAACCCGACCATCCACGTGGGCGGCAATCAAACACAAGGCGTGATGGAGCAAGTGCAACAAGGACTAAATATGAGCCTTGTGGAATTTGAACGCCTGCTTAATCGCGTGTTAGACCAACGACAACGGAGAGCGTACTAATATGTATTTTATGTTAGGCAATATCGCCTTTGAGCCTGTCAATCTGACCGATTTTTCTGAAACACATTCTGCAGATTTTGCCGAACACGCAGTACTTAAAGGCAAGCCACGTTTGCAAGCAATGGGCGAAAAACTCTCTGAGCTTTCTTTTGCCATTCGTCTGCATCATAAAATCGGCGGTGTGGAAAGTCGCTATCAAGCCTTGCTTGCAGCAAAAGCTAAGCAAGAAGCCCTTGCCTTGATGTGGGGTTCAAAATACAAAGGCAATTTTGTGATCACCGATATTTCATCAACCACACTATTTACCGATGGCAAGGGTAATGCCTTGGCACGTGAGATGAATATCAGCCTGCGAGAGTTTGTCGGTAACAGCCAAAACAGCCTACTGGGGGCGGCGTTAAATGTGGGTGGAAAATCCTTGCTGGGTTCGATTTTGCCGCAAGGTTTAGTCAATACGCTTTCCACCGCAAAACGTGCCGTCAGCCGTGCAGTGGAAATTTATCAGCAAGGTAAACGAGCGGTGGACGAAGTCCGCAATACCGTTGCCGTGGTTCGCCAACTGGCAAGCGATCCTGCATCAGCGTTGGCATACTTGCCGAGCACGCTGGTGAATTTAAATAACGCCTTGGGGAGTTTTGGCGACGTGGTGGGAATGCAGTCAGCATTGGCTGGCGTGCGAGATTTCTTGCCTGTGGTCAGCAAATTTAGCCGTGATGTGTCGGCGGTGTATGACGATTTGCAAATAATGAAACAGAGTTTCAGTAAAGCCGAATCAAGCGGCTGGGACGATTGGTTTAAACCTGCCGATGAGAGTCTGAGCAATATCAATGAACGGTTAGACAATTTGGCAAATCCTGTGGCAAAAATGACCGCTTGGATTGTACTGCGAACCGATGAAGAAAATCCAGCCGAAACGGAGGTAAACGATGACACAAACCGTCCTTAAACACATCGTCAAACAAGGCGAACGTTGGGATAACCTTGCCTATTATTACTATGGTGATGCGTTGGAATATGGTCGCTTGATTTCTGCTAATCCGCAGTTGAGTTTTTGCGAAGTGTTACCCACAGGAGCGACGGTGTTTATCCCTGTGCTGAACGTGAAACCAACCCAAAACGAAAATCTGCCGCCTTGGTTGCGAGGAAATGCCGATGAGTAACGTGCAAAAACCTGATTTCACGCTCTTTTATGAGAAAACCAATATCACAGCGGAGGTTGAGCCGTCCTTGATTGAGCTGACCTACACCGACTATCTCGAAGGGCAATCAGACGAACTCTCCGTGCAGTTTGAAGACATCAACGGCAAGTGGATTCGCCAGTGGTTTCCGACACAAGGCGATAAGCTAAAAGCGGCGATTGGCTATCAGGGCGAACCATTGGTTGAAATTGGGGCGTTTGAGATTGATGAGGTGGAATATAGCTATCGACCGTCTAGCATCACTTTGCGGGCGTTATCGACTGGTGTGAGTAAATCTAACCGCACACTCAAGCCAAAAGCCTACGAGAACACCACGCTAGCACAAGTGGTGGCAATGGTGGCTGAGCGGTTAAAGCTAAAAGTGGTGGGCAAAATTCGCCAA